ATAATTTTATTTATTTATTATAGTTTTACTAAGCAAATAAATCTGCCATAAAAGTTGCAAATTCTTCACTATCATTATTCTCATCGTTCATACATTTAGAAACATATGTACACCATTCTTCTAGAGAATCATGAAATTGCATATAATATAAACCACTAAGAACTCGTGAAATATAGTTATTTTTAGGTGTCATATTATGACATTTTTCGATAAATTCGCTTTTTATACGCATTAAGGTTTCATCATCTAATTGTTCTTTTCGAATATTATCAGATAAACTTACATAGTCAAATATTATTTTAAGAATATCATGATTAACATCAATTTCGGGAAATTCAGTATCATCTTTACTTAACGAACTAATATTTTGAATTAGACCACTTTTTAGTGCAATAGAAGACGGAACAGATATTGAATAACCATCTGTTGAATTAATTGTATACATATCATTATTTCCAGAATCAGTGTCTACCGATGTCATATTATTTACTACTATAACATTATTTTTAAGTAAATTTCAATTTTAAAATTTAATCAACAATTTTTAAATACTACATATAAATTGCCATTTTAATTCTGCACATATATCTTTCCATATTTTGTCTTGTAGATGTAATTTTTCACGACTTTTTAAAAGTGGAAAACACATTAAAAAATCATCTAATTCAAGTAATTCCGCAAATTTATGCAATACATAAGAATATGACAGAAAGTTTTTACGTCCTTTAGGGCATACCTTTGCGAATGGTGTTTGTATCTCTTTGAACATTACACGTAACTTTTCTTCGATATCTTTGCTAATAATCGGTGGAGGAATACCATTTATAATATTGATAATATATGTTCTATGTTCATAATACTTATTCAGTTTTAATTTTTTTAATATTTCTTTAAGTTTTGTAGGATTAAGTTCACACGAATCTTTTTTATTTTTTTTTATTTCCAGAGTTATTTTATTAATAACATCTGGGGGTATTTCTGTGCTTTCTTTAGCTTGAAATTGTGCCAACCATTCGTTAAAGTGATTTATTTTTTTATATGCAAAATAACTGATTTCGATTGGGGGTTCTTTGTATGATGGTTTGTCACTATCGATAATAATATAATCCATTACCCCACATTTGGGACAAGCAACATAACCTTCAGAATATACTATACTACATTCGATTTTACAAACTTTACAATAATATATATTGGAAGTATCTTCATATTCCTCATTGAATGATGCATGGTTTATATCAACTATATTCATATATTCTTTAAGAAGTTGTCCTCTCTGAAATTTGTGTTGTGTAGTAATAAAATTTTTCATTGTTTGTGTTGTTGTTACATCATTATTTTCATCCAATTTTGAATCATATATAATTTCATTACCAATTGATGATGATGATTGATTATTATCAAGTATTTGGATATTTTTATTATCATCAGTTGGGGGTTTATTTTTTTCAAAAAAATCGGTTATCGATTTTGTATGTAGAGAATTATGAATACTATTTTTATTAGACTTACTTTTTATTTTATTTACCTTTGGTTTTGATTTTATATTATCAAAATACTTATAGAGAATATGTGATGTATTGATAAAATATTCATCCTCTTCCTGACCACTTTCAATCTGTTTTATTTTTACTTGGATTTCTTTTATTTCATCTTCAATATCCAATTTTTTTAAAATTTCACTTTTCTCAAGTGCATTATTTGATTTAAAATCGTCTAATATTTTTTTATTATTTTCAAGATTGAACTTTAAGTCTTTAATACTCTTTTTATTGTCAGTAAATTTACTGACAATTTCTTGATGTTTTGCCGCAATAGTTAATGTTGCATTTGGACCTGACATTCTTTAAATATATAATTGGATACACTTAAAGAAGATATCTCTTTAAGTGTATTCTTTAAGTCCCTTCTATGATAAAAATAAACGAATGAATAAATGAATAAATGAATAAATGAATAAATGAATAAATGAATAAATGAATAAATGAATAAATGAATAAATGAATAAATGAATAAAAATGAATATGAATATGAATATAAAAATAAATTTACATATATTTATATTATAAAAAATAATTATGGATTTAATATCAAAAGATGATGTAGATACATTTATTAAAAATCTAATTAATCTTGATGACGTTGATAAAGGAAAAAATGCCGAAACTCTATGTTCAATGTTTCCAAAGAATGATCCTAAACTTAGATGCAACACTTGTAGAAACAAAAAACCATCAGATAGTTGGGAAGTGATTTACACAGATGGAGAATGTTATTGTTCTTCCCAATGTTATAAAGATAAGTATCCATACTAAAAATTTAACATAGTGTGTTAAATATCAATAATGTGTGTTAAATATTCATTATAATTTTAAATAATTATAATAATATCAATATTAATATGAATAAAAATATTTTAAATTGTCAAATAAATCCAAAAAATACATCACCCAGAAGCAATCCACCAAACCCCAAAAAAGTTGCAACAGATAAAGTTCATACAAATAATAATATAAATAAGATGATGTTTATATATAATGCTCTTCAAGACGGATGGACAATCAAAAAAGTATCTGATGATAATTATGAATTTACCAAACCAAATATAAAAAAGAATATTTCTGATACAAAATTTTCGTTGAGGAAGTTTATAAAGGGAAACTTGGTTGATGCCGACGATGTTGTATAATTGTATTTAAAACATTACATTAGATATTCAATTTATATTAAATTGTTTTATATTAAATTGTTTAATATTAAATTATTTTCGTATCCTTGATTAAATTATTTCCTATTAACATATTAATATGGGTGGTGGTATTCTACAATTAGTTGCATATGGAGCACAAGATTTATATATTACAGGAAATCCTCAAATAACATTTTTTAAACTAGTCCATAGAAGACATACAAATTTTGCAATTGAATCTGTTGAACAACCTTTCGATGGTGGAATAAATTTTGGAAAACGTGCTACATGTTCTATCGCTAAAAACGGCGATCTTATTGGTCGTGTATGGTTACGATGCACTCTACCATCAATACCATCGTGTGCTGGAAGTACTACTCCAACTGAAGGTGAATTAAATAGTATGGCGTGGTGGGTTCCAAATATAGGTCATTCTCTTATAAAAAACGTTGAACTTATTATAGGAGGTCAGTTAGTTGACAAGCAGTATGGTGAGTGGTTACATATTAACAATGAACTTTCAAATAATAGAGCAAATAAAGAAACATATAGTGAATTAATTGGTTCCATTGATGGGGTTACAACGGCAATTAAGAATAGACCTATTCTTACTGATACATATATGAGTAATTTTTCGGTCGACAATCTTGGTTATGGTGTTGTAATAAACACTTATAATAACAAATTAAAATTTACTGTTTCTTCAACTGTTTATGATACTACAATTACTTCTGGTATATATACATTAAGTTCTCTTGCAACTGAATTAACAAGTATTATGAATACTGCAATAAGTGGTTCATCATTTACTGTTTCATATGACACAACAAACACTAATAAATTAAAATTTGTAAAAACGGGTACAGCATTTACTATAAATAGTGATAATGCCGATTGCACGATTAGAGAAGTTTTAGGATTTGATGTATCAGCCATTTCATCTTCTTCTGGATCGTTAACAGCACCCAATGAAGTTAAGAAAACTCCAATCGGTTCTATTCCAAATGGATTTAAGACAGTTCGTGATGACCTTTATAATGGGAAAAATGTAGTTGATTCAAGGGAGATATATATTCCATTACAATTTTGGTTCTGTAAGCATCCTGGATTATCCCTTCCATTAATAGCACTCCAATACCACGATGTAAAAATTAACGTCGAATTAAACAAAATAACTGACCTATATTATGGATACGATGGAACGTCTGATGGAAGTGGTATAGGTTCTATTACAAACTGTTCTTTATGGGTAGATTACATATATCTTGACACTGATGAGAGAAGAAGATTTGCTCAATCAAAACACGAATATCTTATAGAACAATTACAATATAACGGCGAAGAGAAGATATCTATATCAAATCCATCAATCGACCTTAATTTGAATCATCCTGTTAAGGAACTTATTTGGGTAGTTCAAAGAGATTCTTGGGTTGGTAATACTACTGCTACAGGGACTGGTTCAACAACACGAGGAAAGAGATGGGATAAAGAATGGAAAACATATGAAGAATATAATACAACGATTAGTGGAAATGATAAACTACCAATTGAATATAAATATAAGGGAGGTAAGAATCCAGTTTTGACATCAAAATTAATTTTAAATGGACATGATCGATTTTCAGAGCGTGATGGTATGTATTTCAATATGGTTCAACCATATTCACATCATACATCAATACCCTCAGATAAGGGAATAAATGTATATTCATTTTCACTTCAACCAGAAGAACATCAACCTTCAGGAACATGTAATTTTAGTAAGATGGACAGTGCAACATTAAGAATGACATTAGTCAACAGTAACCCCGCAAAGGTTAGAGTATATGCACTAGGATATAATATACTAAGAGTGATGGGAGGTATGGGCGGTGTAACATATACTAATTAAATAAAACTAATTTTGTTATATTATTTAATTATTGGAATAGATTATTTGATTATTGTATTTTATAATTAAATTATTTGATTTACTTAAGAGATATTATATTTTGGTATATTTAGTATTTATTTTGATTTAAAGAAATAAATACTAATAAATGTTTAAATTAATAGATTAATTTAATTTATTTCCCAAAATTTTTTTCTTTGCTTAAAATATAAAAATGGGAGGAGGTTTAATGCAACTCGTAGCTTATGGAGCACAAGATATTTACCTTACCGGTAACCCACAAATCACCTTCTTTAAGGTAGTATACAGACGTCACACTAACTTCGCAATGGAAGCTATTCCACAAACATTC